TAGGCATTACTTTTTCTTTTTAATTTTTGAATGAGGATTATCTTTATGCCATTTTCTACTAGCAGCTTCACCTTGTTTAACTGTTTTAGCTCCTGCTTTCTTAGTTAGATTAATAGTATCCCACTTTCCATTTTCTGTAGTAGGATGGTTTACCATTATATCACCAGGTTTACCTTTACCAATTTTATTAGTTTTTTTATAAATTACATGTTCTTCTCCTCCTGTAATAATTTTAGTTTTACCACTTTTTATAGCTCCACCTTTTTTATAAGTTTTGTAAGTTATATCTGATTTAATTTTTTTACCATCATTTATTAACTTTTTAGTTAATTTTTCTGATTTCCAATTTCCATCTCCATTTCTTCTTACAACTTGTTTATCTATAAATTTAATTCTAGGTTCATCTTTAGTTCTATATGTAATATCTTTTTCTTTACTTACACCTTTTTTTGTAAGTCTATTGTAAGAAGAAATTTGTATGTTTTTACCATTAGCTGTTTTTACAACTTCTCTACTTCTTTTAAGAATTTTAGGTATGTTCATATTATTTTATTTTCTAGAGAAGAACCCTTTCTTAGGTGCTTCTATTTTAGTACTCTTTAATTTTTCAATAATCTTGTTTGCCTCATCTTCAGCAAATGTTATAACCTCTTCTTCTTTGTCTTTTATATTCCAGTTGTTTAGTAAGATACTCATGTGCATTGTTTCATGCATAACAGCTGTGGCTTTTTCTGTAACATTATACTTTTTAAAAGTACCCATGTTTAAAAACAAGAATGGTTTATATGGATCTTTAGCAGTTAACTTTTTATCTGCTGGATCATAATTAGTTAATCCATAAAAGTAAACACCATTACCTTGATCACCTTTTTTAGGAGTTGTCATGTCTACTTCTTCAGCCTGGGCATCTGCTCTATTTAACCCGTGCATCTCCTCTACTTTATAGTAGTCAAAGACTTCAGTAGCATCATTACCTATAAGTAAGATATACTTACCCATATCAATTTTCTTCATATTATAATATACTAAAAATTATTTACTTATACAAATCTAAGGATATAACCTGATGATGGAGGTCCTTGAGTAAGGCTATAACCTTAAGTTATTCATTATCATAAAACATTCTTTCTGAGTCTTCTGTCTGCCACTTTTCATATCCTTCACAGTTATACCATTCATTACATACTAAGTAATCTGGTTTTTCTGGGAAAGCTTTAGTTACAAAACTAGGCTCAGACCATTTAATTCTGTTGTTAGGTTGTAAAGCTATTTGACCATTCTCAAGTAAAATGATATGATGAGACTTATGTTCTTTAGGATCTTCAGCTAAAGTAAGATCTGTGTTCATGTCATTTGCTCCCCAGTTGATAGTTCCATGGTAATTACCTTTGTAAAACTTATGGTCTTTCATATATACTTCTACAGGAGTATCATAGAGGTAAGACAAACTCATAACAGTAAAGTTATAAGAGAAACAATTCCATAACTGTAAAAAATGAAATGGTAAATCTGGATCTGGTGTCTCTGGTTCAGTAAGTAAAGCATGACTTGGTAACTTATCTCTAAGTGCACCATTCTCTAGTAACACTTGGAACAATGCTGCTTGCCCCGGCATACATCTTATGGATATAATTATACCCGGGGTAAATTCTCCTTGACCTTTAGTATGTTGATAAAGGTATTCATTTCTTACAAATACTTTAAGAGGAAAGAAGTTATGTTCTATGTGTGCCATAATAAATAAGTTTGTCACAAATGTATAAATATTTGTGACACTATAAAGCATAATATAGTTTACAAATTTATACTATTTTGTAACTTATATATTACATTATAGTGGAAAATTCCCATCACTAAAACGGTTATATTCCGGTTATGGTGGAAAATTCTTACACAAAGCTACGGTAATTGCTTGCCTTTACAGTAAAATTATGTTACAAGTACCTTAAAATAGCCAATCCCCGGGGGTATATTTAACCAAAGCTGTACCCCCCCCTAATGTCAAGTTTCTTGCACCAAAAACTGGACAAAGTTATATGGTTTTTTAGTATGTGAGATATAGAGGTTGGGTCCTATAATACAACTCCCCCCCAAATTCTGTGGAGGTGGTACCCCCTACCAATCTGTAGAGTGTGTCATAAATCCTAGGAAATATTTTAGAAAAAAATCCTGCTGGGAAAGAAACCTAGCTGCTACAACAAGGGAGGAGAGACAAGAGGTGACATGCTATGTCTACTACATGTACTATGCTAGTGGTGTGCTAGCAAGGGGAGGCAGGCACGGTGCTATATAGTAGTGGTGTGTACTATGTATACTATAGTATAGCCTTCGGCAAGATATGGTTCAGCTTATAACTACTATGGAACCAACTAAACTATACACAATGGTACTATATGTGATTATTGACGGAGTATTAACCATTAAGGAATACATAGTTAATCCTAATGCTTAAGGTTTAAGGGAGCTGTAATGGCTCTCTTAATTCTGTGTTAAGCCTTCGGCAGATGGTACTACAGCTTATAACTGCTAATGATATGTATTATTTATAAACCATCTAAACTTAAAAAAGATGAGCAATGTTAAAGGATTCTTAATCAGTGTAAGTGACACTGTAAAAACAAACACTAATGGAACTGAATTCAGATCTTGCATAGTTGCTATTGAAGGCAATAACTATTTTGCAAAAATCTGGGAGAAATCAGTTTCCAAAGCTGTTGTTGGCAATGAGTATACTGTGGAAATGTTAGTTGACGGTGATAACTTATGGCTCACGTTGTTAACTGGTGTTACTGCCACAATTGCAACACCTGACATGCTTGCACACCTGCTTAAATAATAGGCAGAGAAGATGACACCCTTAATTGGGTGTTATCTTTATAGGTAAGCCTTCGGCAGGAAATGCTGCAACTTATAACTACTGATAGTATTAATCTAAACTTAAACTGTATGAAAAGAATAATGTTAGTAATCACAACTGTGCTTGTATTAGCAAGTTGTGAAAGTTCACATGTTGCCTGTGATGCTTATGGAGTAAACTCTATATATAATCCAGAGAATGCGGAGTTTGTTGTTGAAACTGCATTTAATGCAAAATGTACTGTTAAACAAGTGACTCAAGAAATGTTTGATGAGAGATACTCATCAGGCTATTAATCCCTAAATTTAAAACTATGTTAATAGCATTAGGAAATGTAATCTTTGTTACCATAATACTGGTTATTGCCCGTTGTGGATACAAGCTTGAAAAAGCACTAGATGAAGAAGAAGGAGCTTAGGCTCCTTCTTTTTTAGTTTACTGCTTGGCAGCTGCATAGCAGGTACTGTGTAGCAAAACTAATTTATTCTAGATTGGGCCTCCGGCAGGTGCCTTTACAGCTTTCTACTGCTGTGGATATAGCTTGTAAGAAAGTCTTACAACATAAACCAACCCCTATTTGCAAAATGGAGAAAATGTTAAGAGGTACTCTTATCAGTTTTTCTAATGAAGCAAAAGCCAATGTGAATGGTACTCAGTACCGTTCTTGCATTGTCAATATTGGAGGTGAAAATTACTTTGCAAAGCTTTGGGAGAAATCCGTGAGTAAGGCAGTAATTGGAACTGAATACAATATTGAGGCTGTAGTAGATGGTGAGAACTTGTGGTTAACGTGCCTTACGGGCGTTAGTGCAACTATTGCTACTCCTGCTACATTCGCTGCTTTGTTAGCAGAATTGTAGGACGTATCCTAGACTGACTAGGACTCGGAGTACACCACAACTTGGCAACAGAATGTGGAAATAAGATTAATGAACTACATAGAAATATGTGGTTCATTACTTTTTTAAACAGCCTTTGGCAGAAAGAGTGTACAAAATAAAAGATAATATTTGCCTTGGCAGTTACTAAGGGGTACTGTGTAGCAAATAGTCTATATATATACTTAACCGGCCTCCGGCAGGTGGGGCGTACAGCTTTCAACTTCTTTGAGTGTGGATATGCTACGGTCATCTAGACCTATTAACCACCTATGTAACTATTAAAACTAGATTATTACAACAAAGTCTCCAGCCTGTGCAACTATGTGACTTTGGTACTGATAATCAGGTAGTTATAAAATGAGATATGTGAGAAAAAGAGGAAGAATGAGATTAACTATTAACCTATCCACTAATTTATAGGCAGAAATAGCTAGCATAATTGGTCTTAAAGCCTCATATTGTATAGTATATAGCTAAAAACAGCTTTAGTACATACAATAAGAAGAGTATTATCTCTATCTCTCTCTATAGTAAGAGTAACATAATACTTACTTCCGGAATTAAATAAATTTAACCTAAACTATATATTATGAAAAGAAAGAATTTAATATTTCCACAAGATTTTGAGCGTATTACACACCAAGTGGTTCCAGGTGCAACACAATGGTATTGGACAAATGGTGATATAAAAATCAGCATAGTAGGTGGTGGCCAAGGCCTTATGGGTGATGGAGTTGTATCATTTGAAATGTGGGATTTCAGAGAAGCTGATGTCCGAGGTTATTTAAATCTAAAAGAAATAAATAAACACCTTAAGAAGTTTCCAGTAGAAGAAACAGTAAATTAATTAGTTAATACAGCCAAATAACAGGGCTTGGTACTGTTATTATGATTACTATCTAAATTACAAGTTATGATTTCCAATTTAATCTCAGACATTATTAAATCTGTTAAACAAGTATCTAAAAAAGATGTAACAGAAGAATATGCAGACTTTCTCTATACACTAAGTATAGATGACCTACTATATCTTAAAGGTTCTTATGAATCTGATATAGTATAATATTTATTCCCGCAAGATTAATTTCTTGTGGGATTAGTAATGCACCACAACTCACTTCCCAAGGGTGAGCAGTTGTAACCATGTCTATAGTGAATTTAGTAACTATAGAATATGTAGGCAGATAGGCAGGTCTTGTTAAATACAGACAAGATTACAACTGAGTGCAGAGGGATATTAATTAACTTAAAACTAAACTTAAAATTATGAAATTAATACAGACATTCTTCTTAGGATTTGCTGGAGGTACACTACTATGTGTACTTGTGGCATCTATACTGGAATCTAGAAAAGAACCAGTTCCCAAACATGGAATTAAATGTGAATATTATTTAGAAGTTTCTGAAGACTCAATTTGGGTTGAATCTCAGAAAGGACTAATATATTCAGGAATATACACAGATTTAGATAGTTTAATATCTGAAGATAATAGATAAATTCAGCTATAGCTGATTATTAACAAGAATAGAATAAAACCTTTACAGTAGGATGGTGAAACTGTTTTTTAATATTATGATTTAAATATATGATTATGAGTGAAGTAAAAGAAATGCCAAAAATGGGTCAAGTATGGCCAACAACAAAAGAATCAATTTATTATACTGTAATAACAGAAATTATTGGAACTGTTAATACAGGTTGTTTAGAAGAAATTAGAGTTTTTCTAGATGAAAAACTAGAAATTTGTAAAGATGCAGCTATACACAATACAATTAGTATAGAAAATGCTAGAGAGCGTTATGAAATTTATAACCAATTAAAAAAACTATTATAATTATGAATATTATGATTACAAAAGTTAATAAAGTTTCTTTAGCTTTATTATTAGCAATTGGATTGCAATGCTTTATAGTAGGAGCATTTACTATGAGATTTATGGATATTTCTCAATTTTCAATATTTAATTGGATATTAGAAATAATTTACTTAACTTTTAGTATATCTTTTGCATTAAGAACTGATTTATAACAATTTAAAACTTATGAAAATATGAAAACAAGACAAGTAAAATTAACAGTAGGAATATACTTTCTACTAATTGGAACATTAGCACTTATATTAGGTAGTTGTGCATCAAGCGGTCATGCTTGTGATGCATATGGAAAAGTAGAAACATTAGAAAATAATGATACTGCAAGTAAGTAATTACTTAATAAAAACTTATACAAGGGGATTCATAGTCCCCTTTTTTTTATTTATTAAACTTATGTATTATGTTATATAAAAAATTAAACAAGTTATATGAACTTAAGACAAAACTATATGAATCTCTTGAACTAGCAGAAAATTCAGGAGCTGATCCTGAAATTATCAGTATGAGAATTAATGATTTAGAATGTGATATTGATAAAGTAAATAAAGAAATAGAGTTTGAAGAAAAAATGAGACATTTTGTTTATTTAATTTGGATTTTTGCATTAATAGGTACATTTACAGTAGTATTATCAATATTTAATAATTATATATGATAGACAATACTGTAATTAGTTCTGTTTTAGGATTTGATCTTAAGGCAGAAATATTGGATCAGGATAATAATCCTATTCTAACAGGTGCTAAAAGCACAATACCTGAAGATTTTGTAGAACAAATACAAAATAAAACTGTAGATAGAAAATGGTTTACTAATTATAATCAAGCCTTGTTAGATAAAATAGCTGATTATAGAAAATATAATGAATAAATTTAAGACAGTATATTCTGAGAATATGCTTTTCCAAAAATAATAGGGGAATATAATGTTCCCCTTTTATTGTTTTAGCTATATACTGCAATATTTTATTTTTTGCAAGCAATCATACATTAAATTATCACGTATTTTTACTACAGATATAAAAACATGCAATATCAGTTACCTAATGGAAAAGTAATTTATCTCTCTATAGAGCAATTTCTAGAGATGACTGACCAAGATATACAGTTTTTAATGAGCATAGATCATGGAGTACATATTGTTGATCCATTTACAGGTTCAGCAGTAGAAGATACTACATACAAAGAGTTTGATTTCTCATATTTACCTAATGATGAGAATGAAGAGAATAATGCATTTGATGATATTTCATTAGATGACATTATTAATTTAGAGGATCCCACAGATATATAATAATTCTTATTGCAATAAGACTATTATCACTTACTATTAGTTTGAGTAACTATAGTATAGTATTCTACTCACCAATCTATTTATTTATTATTTAACAACCAAGTTATGAACTCAAATGTAACAGTAGTAGCTGATGCTACAACAAATTTAGTAATTAATCAATCACCAAATAATCCAGAATATGGTTTTGTAAGATTACAACAAACAAGAACTCAAATTGATGAGAATGGATTTTTAAGAAGAAGGTCTTTTTCTTCTTTAATACATGGTCCTATAACTTTATTAAAAGCTTCAAGTTTTTATGCTGGTCAAATTTTACCAGGTAATATAATAATTAAAGAAGCAATGACTCCATTTAATAAAAAGACTCCTGAAAGAGATTTAAAAATAGCAGGTGAAACAGGAATTGTTTGCCGTGTCAATGGAGAACCTATTTATAGAAAAACTTATTATTCAGCAAGTGCTAGTTCTGTTGATGTTACAATAGAACATGATAATATTGATGAGTTAAGAAATGCTTATGAATTACAAGCTAACAAAGTTTCTGCAGTTAAACCTAATACAGACTTTGATATTAGTTAATATTAATTAAAGATTACACAGAAAGAATAAGGGCCAGAAATGGCCCTTTTTTATTATTTATTTATTTTAAATGTATATTATGGAAAAGCTAAAACAAAATGTAAAAGATTATCAGCTTAATGTAAGCAAAACTCATACACAATATGAGCAAGATGGATATAACCAGTATCAAAACTATCTTTATAAGAGAGCTTTGTATGGTTTAAATTCATTAACAGAAGAAGAATTATCTACAATGTGTAGTAAAAAGAAACAAAGAATAATAAATGTATATAAGAGAGCTCAAGTTGTCTTAAATACATTGAAGCAACAAGCAACTATAAATTATAGTAATTTTCTGTTTAAAACTTTGTTTCCAAATTCTCCAATAACTCAGTTCTTATTATCTGAAACTGAAATTGATGAAAAGTTTAGAAATACTTTAACTTTTAAAGATTTAAACATCTCTAAAGAGCAGATTATTAGTATCTTTATGGTAGAAGGTATACTTCCTAGAAACTTTTTAAGTTTAGAAGTACCACAAAATCAATTACCAAGACTAAAAAATGATAAAGCTTAAAGAATGTGATGGTTGTCAAAAGATGACTGTTATATGGAAGAACCATGAGGGAAATAAATATTGTAAATATTGTTGGAGTTGCCAAAATCCCAAGAATAAAGATAATATACAGAAACCAACTGATTATAAAATCCCTCAGGTTTCTTCTAAAAGAAAAAAGAAAGATGCAGAGTATCTTAAATTAAGAGAAAGGTTTCTTTCTGATCACTTTATGTGTGAAGTAAAAGTTAAAGATTGCATGTATAATGCAACTGATGTTCATCATAAATTTAGTGGTAGTAATAGAGATGCTTTTTATTTAATTCAATCTGAATGGCTTGCTGTTTGCCGCAACTGTCATAATTTTATTCATTTACATCCAAAAGAATCTAGAGAATTAGGATGGTTAAAATAAATGATGTATATTTGTTGCAAATAGTAATATATATGCATTATTTATACAAACATATAAGAACTGATACTAATGAAGTTTTTTATATAGGTGTTGGTACTAAAACTAGACAAAATAAATTTCTTACTCTTAAAAGTGAGTTCTCTAGAGCTTATGATTTTAAAAAAAGAAATAAAATTTGGAAAAGAATAGTTGCTAAAACTGATATAGAAGTTGAAATACTTTTTGAAAGTAATGATATTCTACTTATACAACAAAAAGAAAAAGAACTTATTTCTTTTTATGGTAGGTTATCAAATAAAGATGGTAAACTTGCTAATTTAGCAATAGGTGGAGACAGCCAGAGTTTTAATATGAATATTAGAATAAAACAACTAAATATAGATGGTTCATTTATTAAAATATGGAACCAACTAAAAGATATTGAAAAAGAATTAGGCTACTTAAAAACTAATATTGTTAAGTGTTGCCGTAAAAAATTGTTAACATCTTATGGTTATAAATGGGAATATGCAGATGATAGATCTTATGATAATGTTTATGCAACTGCTGCTCGTAAAAAAACTTTAAATAATAGAGTTGGTATATATGTAACAGATGGTACAACAACTGAAATTTATAGGACTGCAAGAGAAGTTGCAAAAAAATATAATTGTCATATAACAACTGTTCATAGATACCTTAATAAAAAATCAAAACATAAGTTCCTTGAATTCACTTATGCTCTATGGATTTAAATAGAATAAGTATTAACTTTTAAACAAAACTAATATGAAAAAATTTAGCAAAGAAGAATTAGAATACTTTACCTTGGGTAATCCTTTGTATCCTAATAAAGCTAAGAAAAACAAAGTTGAAAAAGAAAAAGATGAATATTTAAGATCTCTTGGTGCTACAGATGAAGACATTAATGACGGAGATGATTTATGTCCAGAAGAATTTTGGTTTCATGCCTGTGATGTGGTATCTCAGTTAGCTCAAGAACTTCTTGATGAAAGAGAAAGAAAGTATGACCACTGGTTTGCATTTGTTGAAGATATAAAACATTCATTAAATCAACTAGCAAAAGAAGTTAAAAAAACTAAATAAACATTTACACGAACATCCTGCAGAGGCTAGAATACTAGGACACTTAAAATAATATGATTTAAAAATATGATTATGAAAGATAATTTAAAAGATGCATTAGCATTATTGAAAAAAATGAAATTTAGTAAAGACTATAGAAAGTTTTTATTTTTAGAAAACATTAATAGGATTGTAGATCCTACACATGTACAAAAAATGGTATCTAGTATTAGATCTATGTCTGTTGTTAGACCTATAATTTGTGTACAAGTTGAATTTATTACTGGAAAAAAACAATTATTTATTGTAGATGGCCAACACTTATTTACTGCATTATCTGCAGAAGGTCTTGAGATTCCATATGTAATTATAGAAATAACTGATAAAATTGATTTGGTGCATAAAATGGCCATGTTAAATAATTCTTCTAAAAGTTGGACTTTATTTAATTATGTTAAAGCATTTAAAACACACATTCCTGATTATAATATATTAGCTGAATTACGTGACAAGTATAATATTGAACCATTAATGTTAGCTGCATTATGTACACGTGGTACATCAGCTGTTGTATCTGGAAGCCAATTATTAAAATCAGGTAATTTTAAAATTACAAATTCTGAAGCACAAGAAATGGCTAAAGCATTTAATGATTTCTTTTTAAAAATTGGTAGAGCTGACCGTTGGGTTAAACATCAATTTTTACAAGTATTTATGCGTGCTTGGGGTACTTATAATCATACAGATTCATTAGCAAATCTTGATAAACATATTAAGACTGTTAAAGCTATGAGTGATACAGAAGCTGCTGAAGCATTTATAAGTAAAAATATCTTTAAATTAACAAAATGAACAGAGAAGAAATACAAGCAGAAGCATTAAAAGCTACTGAAGGTAAACATAAATGTTCTATAGTATTAGGCACAGGTTACTTGTAAAATTCAAATAGTTTTTGTACCTTTATGGTATGAAAATGAGTAAAGGTTTTGGGTACAAAAAATGTGGTGTTTACTGCATTACTAATACAGTAAATAACAAAAGTTATATTGGAAGCAGTATCCATATTTATTTTAGACTAAGAAGACACAAGTCTGATTTGGCAAGAAATTGTCATGATAACAAGTATCTTCAAAATGCTTATAATAAATATGGTGCTGATTCTTTTATAGCATCAATTGTTGAAGAATGTTTTGAAAATGTAGTTTTACAAAGAGAACAACATTATATTGATAATTTAAATCCTGAATATAATTTAACAAGAGAAGTTATTAATAATAGACTTTCTGAAGAATCAAGATTAAAAATATCTATTACTATGAAAGCAAAAGCAAAAGCAGGTATTAGAGTCAATCCTCTTAATGAAGATAAACAAAAAGAAATTGACTTATATGACTGTAATTGTAAATTTATTAAAAGATTTAGTTCTTATAATAATGCTGGTAGATTTATAAAAGAAACCTATCCAATATTTACACCACATAGTGTGTCTATTATTGTTAAAGGTAAATATGGTAGATATAAAAATTATTTTTTAATTAAACCAGATTCAATTTGTAATTCTGATTTATCTAAAAGTGGTTATGCATTATTAATTACTAATACATTAACTTCAGAAATCTTTAAATTTAAAAGTGCCGCACAAGTTGCAAAATATTTAACATGTAGTCATTCTTCTGTTATACAAGCATTGCATAAACAAAGACCTCTGTTAAAAATATATAAAATAGAAAAATTATGAATAGAGAAGACATTCAAAAAGAAGCATTAGATGCTACTATAGGAAAACATAAATGTAGCATTGTGCTCGGAACTGGTGTAGGTAAGACCCTTGTTGGCCTAAAACATATGGAACAAAATACTACACCTCTTATGAGGACATTAGTAGTTGCACCTAAAAAATCTATCTTTCAATCTTGGAAAGATGATGCAGAAACTTTTAACATGCAAAAACAGTTAAACAGGATTACATTTACAACTTATCTAAGTTTAAATAAACATAACCCTGGTGACTTTGATGCTGTGTATTTAGATGAAGCTCATTCATTACTTGATAGTCATAGAGGATTTTTGCAACTGTATAAAGGAAAGATACTTGGTCTTACTGGTACTCCACCAAAATATAAAGATTCTGAGAAAGGTAAATTAGTACAGGAGTTTTGTCCTGTAGTATATACTTTTAAAGCAGATGAAGCTATAGAGAATGGAATACTCAATGATTACCAGATCATAGTACATGAGTTAGAACTTGATACTGCAAAGAATTATGCTGTAGATATGAAAACTAAATCTTTTACTACATCTGAACAATTAAATTATAATTATTGGAGTAATAGAATTGATATAGGTTCCGGTCCTGCACATATTCTTAGAGTGATGAGAATGAAAGCTATGATGGAGTATCCAAGTAAAGAAAAATATGCTGGAACACTTTTTAAAAGTATCCAAAATAAATGTATTTTATTTGCTAATACACAAGTTCAAGCTGATAAACTATGTGCTCACAGTTATCACAGTAATAATTCTAATTCTGAAGAAAATCTTGAACTATTTAAAGCAGGTAGTATTAATAAACTTTCTACTGTTATGCAGTTAAATGAAGGAGTTAATATTGCTGAACTTAAACAAGGTATTATTATGCATGCATATGGTAATGAAAGAAAAGCTAGTCAGAGAATAGGAAGACTTTTGCGCTTAAATCCAGATGATAAAGCTGTTGTACATATACTATGTTACATGGGGACAGTTGATGAGAAATGGTGTAAAGAAGCATTA